CTCCAAGATTTGTGCATCAAGTGTTTTGAGAAGAGATGTCATTCTCTCACACTCTTGACTTCCATTTGAATAGATTACTGCTTGCATTAGTTTTCCTCCTTGTAATCGATTACAATTCTTTTAAAAACTTTTCCAGTACTATCTTGAATAGTAAATTGTTTTAGCTCACCATCAACTTCTTGGGCAATTTGATGCAATCTCCACCAGGGAACATGTTTTTTAGTCACGTTGCCTCCAGTCGTCAGGTTTGTCTTGTTTAAACCAATCTACAATTTCATCTGCACTATCAAACCCCGTCTTATAATTGGATGGGTCGGGGTCACCTAACCCCATCCTATTCATAAAATCATCCATACTGCCCTCTTCAATATCATGAGCAGCTTGGCGTCTTGCTTTATTTAACCAATCTCTAGCAAGAGTATGTGCTTTGGCAAGTTTCTCTGCCCATATCATATCTTCTAACTTAACTTCTTCTTTATTTGCAATTTTCTTACAAATAAATTCTAAACGAAGCCTATATTGAGTGGAAAGCATATTTTTTTTCCTATAGATTCTTATTTATTTTCTTCATAATACTTATCAATCTTTGCTCTTAATTCTTTAGCAAGTTTAAGATTTTTACGATACATCATATACTTTACTAAAGGATTGGCAGGATTATTGGTCATCCACCACCAATGATGTCGAATCTTATTGTTTAGTATTTTAAGAACATAATCATATGCTTGAGCTACATTCTTATCTGTTATGACAACATATGCCACGATACAAAATAAGATTAGCCAAAAATATTGGGGATTCATATTTAATACTTTTTAGATTGAATCATGTATTCCAATTCTGTCGTTTTATTAAAATCTGAATATGCTAATTCAGATCTATCAGAAAGAATATCAAGAATATCATTGTAAATGACAGAATTGTCTACGTATTCATTTAAATACATGTCCAATGCTTCTTTTAAATATCTTTTACGATGCCACTCATGTGAGTATGGTTTATATTCCATTATCTAAAATATCATAGATATCATTAATATTTATGACATCTTACTAAATCCTTTTATTTTATCAAATTTTATTACATTCTCAAACTTATCTTCTAATCCTGTTTTATGTGAAATTACAAAAATATTTGCATCTGCAACCACATAATTGATAATCTTCAGAAATTCATCCGCACCAAATCCATCCAATGATGAATCAAAAACTTCATCAAAAAGAAGAATATTGCAATTTACAGAATTTTTTAGTCTTGCAACTTCCCTCCATGCAAATAAAAGACTTAAATCAATTCTGGCTTTTTCACCTTCACTAAAAGATGCGTATGAAAAATCTTCATGAATTGGAGATTCAATAGTTTCATTAAACTCCTCATCAAGTTTTAAGTTGATATAAAAATCCATCATCTGCAAATAACGATTTACTTGCTGATTAATTAATGGAAGATATTTTTTTACAATACTGGTCTTTACTCCACCATCTTTTAGTAGGTTGTATGAGTAGTCTAGGTAGTTGATATTTTCTTTCCTTTCAACTAATTCAACATCAGTATTTTTTAAATTCCCCTTAAACTCTTCTAATTTCTCATGCTCAATATTTCTATTTTTAAGTTGGCTGGTAATTCTTTGAATTTCATTTTCAAAATCTCGGACTTGTCTCTGACATCCACTGATTTTAGTATTGTTTTTAGAAATCTCATGCGTGAGTTTTGTAATCTCCTTGGAAAGAGTTAAAAATTGACGCTCTCGCTCTTCCTCATCTTTAATTGCCTCCTCCAGTTCTTTATAACCAGATTGCAACTCTTTTGCTTTATTTTGAGCGTCATCAATTTTATTTATTCTAAACTCTTCCTCAATAGACTGGGTGCATGTTGGGCAAACCGTATTCTCTGTAAAAAATTTATGTTCTTTTGTAATAGTAGTTACTTTATTAGAAATCTTACCCTTTAGATTCCCAAGTTTGCGAAGTTTTTCAGTAGCTCCAGAATACTTTTCAAGTTCTGCCTCAACTGTTTGGAAATCACTATTCAAGGAATCAATATTATGCATGTAATTATTTTCTTCATCAAGAAGTTTCTGAATATTTAATTCCTTCTCTTCAATATTTTTTTTACCCAGTTGCTCCAACTCTTCAATAAAATTCTGCTGCATCAACACTTTATCACTTAAGGATTCTTTCTTCAGTGTAAGGGTTTTAATTTCATCCTTAAGTGTTCTCATCTTTTCTTTAATGATATTATTCATAGAAGAAAAAATTCTAATGTCCAATAAGTCTTCAATCACATCACGACGATTTGATGTAGAAAGTTGCATAAAAGGCACAAATGAACTGCTACCAAGAACAACAATCTGTGTAAAAGACTTATAGTTCATTTTAAGCACATTCTGTTCCAACCACTTTTGTTGGTCAACTGCAGAAGAGCTTTGATCCATTACGGAGCCGTTTTTCCATATCTCAAAGATTGCTGGTTTAATTCCACGCACAACCTTCCATTCAATGGAGTTAATTGTAAATTCAATTTCTACACTACAATCTTTTTCATTGATAGCATTAACTAATTGGGGTTTATTGATTTTTCTAAATGGTTTTCCAAACAAAGAAAAAGTCAATGCATCCAACACTGTGCTTTTTCCTGCACCGTTTGAACCGACAATAAGAGTCGTATTATTTTTTTGAAAATCAATTTCAGTATAATGCTGTCCGGTAGACAAAAAATTCTTCCACCTAATTTTTTTAAATATAATCATTTCTTACAGTTTTAGGAGGTATTACAATGTCGTCAGATGTAAATATTATATACTCATATCCATTCACTTGGCAAGCTGGAATTATCATTTCTGGTTCAACTTCCATTACACTCATTTCAGATGAACCATCTTCCTCCAACATCATAGCAAAACGAACGGCATCATCCTTCTCTTTGAAAATGTAAAGAATATTATCCCCAACTTCATTTCTTACAGAATATGCACCCTCATCTTCCTTACCTTCGCGTGTTAAGATATACATTAAATCAATTCGCAAGCCTCCTTGTAAACTTCCTGAATCATATTTTTCAAAATTGATTTTTCCAAATCAACTTCAGATTCCTCAATATATCTATTCAAAATAGAAAGAGTGTCTTCAGACTCAAAAGCTTCAAAATCTTTATTTTCTTCAAGTTGAAAATTATCAACAATTTTTAATTCTGCAACTCCAATATTATAGAGTTTATCAATGAACTTTTCAAACTTTTTAGTATCAGATTTTTTTCTTATAATAAGTTTTACAATTTTTCCATGATACTCTCTAAAATCAAATGTTTGATGATTTGTATCTTCATAGTAGATATTATAAAACAGTCGATAGGGATTATCTATCGAAACATGTTCCAGAGTTTCTGTATCAAAGATGGTGAATCCTCTCCTATCACCGACATCTGACCAGAACATTTCGTAGGGATTTCCCAAGTAATAGATCCGTCCATCATCCGATCGAGTGTGATAGTGACCGCTGTAGACCTTGGTGAACTTCTCAAATAGCTGGCGATCAGCACCATGGTCCATGATGATTTGTCGATTAACTCTAAATCCTTGGAGTTCAAGGTGCCCCATCGCGACCTTGCTAGTTGTCTTTTCAATAAGTTTAAAAGTTTCTGCTTCATTTTCTTTATTAATCCAAGGTATAAAAAATACATCTAGATTGTCTAACTTTACTTCTTTAGGTTTAGAGTATACTTCAATATTATCATACTCCCTCAAAAGAAGGTCAACAGCATTTACATCATTAGTATTCTTATAGTAAGAATCATGATTGCCAACAATTAAATGAAGTTTAATTCCTTCAGACTTAATCGTATCAAAAATATTATCCTTCGCCCAAGTTAATGCTGCAAAGTCAATACCTTTACGACTATCAAAAGCATCACCCATATGGACAATGGTTTTGATATTTTCTTTTTTCAAATATGGAAAGAAAATATCATTATAAAACTTTTTGAAATAATCATGAAAAAGTTGCGAATTTTTTCTACACCCATAATGTGTGTCTGTAATAATGGCAACTTTCATACTAATTACTTTAGGGCTCCTATCATAATCAAATTATTGTCTTTTGTCAACTTCTCAACTTACTGTGAACATTGTCTTTGATTTGATTATATTCGCTATAATTATTTCCTTCAATAGTATTATTATCATCAAAAACTTCAGAAAATCCAGATCTCTCTAAAATTTTATTTTTAATGTCCAGTTGTCTTTTCTCCTTCTGTATTCTCCGAAGAAAAGCATAATGAATAATTTGAGTGAAGTAAGCAAAAGGATTTTGAGATTTTTCTGGATCAAAATTATGAACGTATTGGACACAATTTTCTATACCATCAGAAATCATATCCTCCTTAAACATATAATTTACAAAGTTTGGTTTAAACGATAAATGTGTTGCAATCTTAAGAAAGCACTCTCCAATATACCTAGGTATCCTTGGTTTCGTTTTCCATCTCTTTGCTCTTTCTTGTTTTGGAAGCTCTTTAAGATCCTTACCGAATTCTTCCAAATAAGATTTCTCAACCTTGGATCGATAAACAATCATTGCCTCCAAGAGTTCTTTATTGTTTACGTAATGTTCTGAACGTTTTCTCTTGGACATATTAGTAGATATCATAAGTTTATACTATCATCATATAGAAATAATAACATTTATATGTCTACTTGACAACCCTTCAATATTTGTGTACAATTACCTTTGTGGAGGTTGAAAAGAATTACTATTATATAGCTTCTCTAAAAGAGTTTTAGCATCATTAACATTAGAAATGTATCCCATTTCTCTTGATATTGGAGGTTCATTGTTTTCATCTCTTTCATTAGATCTAATGAAAGCTTGATGCATCATGATCATTTCAATACTTTTTGATTCGGAGATGGTTAATATTTCACTCATTCTAACAATAAGCATATCTTCATCACAGGTTTTTAACCAAGGATCTAGTTTATAACCAACTACTCCCATTCTAGATTTGACTTCACTTATTACTATTGGATTTGAAACAATTAAAAAAGTTTCCTCTTCTTCTTCTGAAGGAGCTACTTTAGCAAATATCTCTTCACCATTTTTAAATTTTATTGTTGCGTAAAAATCGTCTTCAATCATTTCTTTTTATCTTTATAGTGATTATTTCGTAATTAAAATTCTCCTCATTATAAGTTTTAATTCTTTCAATCAAATGATTTAGCGTATAATTTCTTTTCGAATTATATGTAATATCGTCAGCTAAATCATAAAGTTTTGCTTTTGTTTTGTTTTTTCCTTTTCTTAAAACTCTACCAATCGATTGTAGATTTCTAATTCTCGATTTACTGGGAGATGCAAATATTACATTATGAAGATTTTTAATATTAATACCTGTTGAAAAAGTTCCGTATGAAGCTACAATAATTGCATTATTTTCTCTTTCAACAATTTCACGTATTGTTTCTCGTTCTTCAGCATCTACTCCTCCATGAACGAAGTAGACTTTGCGATTATCTCGCTTAAGATTATTTATCTTTTCAAATAGTATTGCACCATGAGTTTCAACACGACTGTATAGCACCAGAGTGTTACCTTTCAAATCTAAAGTAAGATTTGTAATAAACCTGTTTCTTTGTTCATGAGAAATTAAGTATTTAATTTCATCCTCATATGTTTGAAACTTTTGAGGTTCATGTTTTAATACTATACATTGTATATCCAATGTTGAAAGATGTCCTTGTCTCATCAATTCGTCAGTTCTTGTGACTTTATATGATGGCCCAAACAATCCTTCTAGTACCCATTTATGAGTTTGGGTGCCATCTAATGTACCAGTAAATCCAAATCTATATTTTGCATGATGAAGTTTAGTCATGATAGAGACTAAAGATTTGCTCTTAAACAAATGAGCTTCATCACCTATAATGACACCATAATCTTCGAAGAATGATCTCTCTAACTTATAAACAGATTGCCAAGTGGTTATAGTAACTGGTGCATTATTACTCTTTTCTTTACCTGAATAAATTTTGTGGCAATGTGATTCTGCATCCCACCCATAATCCATAAAATCCTTAAACATCTGTTCCACTAAACTTGTTGTTGGAACAACTAAAAGAATTTTTTCTCCTTTAGCAACATAGTATCTCACAAGAGAGTAAATCATCAAAGATTTACCAGATGCAGTAGGACTTATTAATAATTTTCTGTTATGTTTCAATGCACCATAAACACCTTCTATTTGATACTTTCTGGGTTTATGTGTGCAAATAGAATTCATATAATCTTTTACACCTTCATATGAAATTCCATTGTTCTCTTCATATGGAGTTCCATAAAATTTATTATCTTCAAATTTGTAAGTATATCCGTAATTCTCACAAAATTGAACTATCTTATCCAAAAGGCCAACATATATCTGTTTAGACCTCATATCATATAAATGTATTTCGCCGTTCCAATTTCTACCACGATACTGTGGCATAAATTTTGCATTTGGAACTTCGAACTTAAAGTGATCTCTAAGTTCATATTCTATATGTGGTTCCGTGTTTATTTTTAAAAATACTTCGTTAGATTTAGATATAACAAGATTAGCTGTTGTGTCAATCACGATGATCCATTCATCTAAATCTATTTATTACATATCATTAAACTTAAAATCTAAAATACATTTATATAACTCACTCTTTAAATAATTCAAATGTTCTTGTTCTTGAGGATGTCGAGAAGGAAATCCCTCCCAATTTTTTAATCTCTCACTTACACAATGATACAGTAAATGTACATCTTCAATAGAAAAGTTTAAATGAAATGAATCTTCTTCCATTAACCTAAACCTGCATTGAATCTCATAAACTCTATTGCGTTTTTGATTTGATAAGTTCTATTTGTTATTTGCTTTAAAATACTTTCAATGTATACCAGCATGGTATCATAGTAATCAATCTTTAAGCATATTGATGAAAGTTTTTCGTCAGCATCAAGATATTTTTGCATAGTATCTTTATCACGAATTTTTTTGGGAAAAGGTTGTTCTATATAAACATCTGGATCTGCTTTTCCACTAAAATATTCATATCGTTCATGCCTTACATTTTTTCTTTGTTGCTCTGCTTTCTTTCTTAACAGAAAAATGGTATTATATATTTCAAAATATTTTGCATGGAGTGAAGGAATGTTTAATGATTCTTCGTGCAAATTGTCTCGGTCAATAGAAGAATCTTTTTCCCACATCTCTTGTATTTTATCAAGGTCAAAACTCATAAGGAAGTTCCAGATAGTGTCTCTACTCTATAACTAGTATACTTGAAAGATACCTCAGCCGTAAAGTATTCGATGTCAGTATCGGTGGCATCGAATGAGAGTGTAGTTAATGAGTATGGGAATAAATCTGTAAAAATGACATTAAATTTTGATATCATATTACTGCTCAAAATTTGCAGAGTGCCATCAGAGTATACAGAATGACCCTTGTTGGAATAATTACCTCTGATTCTACCTTCTGCATCAAGTTCTCTAAATTCTTGGACTTCTTCAGGATAACCTAATCCACGAATCCAATTTTGTATTTCCATGTAATTTACAAGATCTTCATCAACCAAAAATCTAATATTAAGATCTCCAAAATCTATTTTATCACCTGGAGTTGGAATATCACGGAGATAATTGGTTTGATATGTTACACCCAAATTTAAATCTGGAATATTTGCTTGGTTACAAAAAAACACTGCCTTTGGACTTCTTTCCAATATGAATTTAAAACCTACTGGAGATAAAAAGTTTCTATTTTCTAATTGTGTTTCCCTATTTGCTGATTCTGCCATTATTAGCGGCTCTCCTTATAATGTCTGATACGATGACAGTTAGAACAAAGCATAACGCACTTCTTTGCCTCTTCCATAATCGTATTTATATTTCCGTCTAGTCTTGGGGCAATCTCAAAGGACTTTGTTGCTGGGTCAATGTGGTGAAAATCGTAGCAACAATGTGGAAATGTCCCACCACAATCATGGCACTTATCACCAAAATACTCCACTACAACTGCTTTCCTTTCATCTCTACGACGCATAACATATTGCTTATGCTTTTCCTTATCACGCTTTCCCCCTTTGTTGTTGTAGTGGGTTCCGATGGTTGGGTCACTAGGTCTAGGCATAGTCACAATGCATATTTAACATAATTATTTATAAAAAAAGGACCTCCGAAGAGGTCCTCGTAAAGATATGAGCGATGGCTCACATCAAATTCTTAACAGCAACGCGACGATAGTAGCGGTTCTGGTTAACATTAAGACCACCAAGTCCTTGGTTGGTTCCTTCTGCGAATGGATTAGCGACCATGCCGTAGCGAGTCTTAAATCCGATTTTTGGCTGGAAGGAGTTCTCACCAACGGCACGTACCATCTGCAGAGGTACATATGGGCAATAGAACAGACCGGCGTCATAAGGTGAAGAACCCTTATAACCGACGACGTAATACTGATTGCCGTTCGATGCGTTAGCAGAGGTGAGGTTGGAGGAATAAGGATCGATATAAACACGATACTTACCTTGGAGAACACCAGCGAAGGTGTTACCAGTGTCATCAACGTTGAGGTTAGCGTTGAGTGCAGGGGTGTAATCGAGAACACCAGCCATGGTCAGTGCAGAAGCAACGTCTGCAGAGCACATGATGATGTTGCCCTTTCCGCGACGAGTTCTTTGTGCGATTGCGTTAGCATCACGCTCGATTTGGAACAGGAGACCCTTGAACTTCTCAACACTCCAGCGACCGTTGGAGTCGATGTCGAGGTCGAATACGCCAGCAGTAGCGGTGTTAGCAACAGCACCTTGCTCAGCGACCTTATAGATGGTTCTGATGACTTCGCGGTTGATTTCAGCAAGAATCTCTGTGGAGAGAATGTTTGCCAATTCTGCTTCAGCATTCAGACCGTGGATTGCCTTGAGGTCTTGAGCGAGTTCGAGTGAATACTCGGCCTTCAGTGCTCTTGACTTCGCAGTAACGGTAACTTTCTCGATCGAGAAAGCCATTTCGTTGAATGCATCTGCACCAGTGCCGTCGAGGTTCTCGGCATCACCAGTGACCATTCCCTGGCCTACGTTGTAGGCAGTAGAATCAGCAGTTCCGACAGGGTTCAGGACTGATGGATTTGTGCCGAGTTGGGAAGTTGTTCCCATACCAGCAAGACTATCAGACTGACCAGCAAGCTCATCGTTGCCAAGATCCTGACCAGAGAATGCAGAATTAGGCTCGTTGTAGAATGCTTCGGTTCCGCTTTGATTTGCATAGCGGGAACGCATTGCAAAGATAAGTCCAGTAGGACCACTCATTGGTTGAACGCCAGCCAGATCATAAGCGATCAGGTTAGGCATTGAACGTCTGATCAGAGAGATCAGAACGGGGTCAAAACCAGCGGTAGGACCAGCAGCGGCAGAATCGGCACCGAAGGCACCAGAACCACCAGCAGCATTACCACTGTTTGTTGGGGTTTCCATGAGGTTCTGCATTGAACCATTGTTGAATGCAGTTTGCTCACGAAGGAATTTTTCTTGGTTTTCGAGCAGGACGGCTGTTACAGCTCTACGATGGGAATCTTTGATTCCTCCCTCATGATCGAGGAGAGGTGCCCACTTTTCCTGCAATTGCTCTGATTGGAACATTTGCTTTTACCTAATAAGTTTACGGGTTTTTGTTTGAATTATATTGAATTCAATTATTTGCTAAATTTAGAAAGTGTATTCAGATAAGCACTCATAGAACCTGAAATTGATTCGGGCGAACTATCAACACCTTCTGAAAGATTTTCTTTCTTAGCAGTTGGAGATGATACCTTTGATGGGAAATATGCTTCCTTTAAGGTCTCCAGTTTTTCACGATATTCTTCTTCACATCCAAACTCAACACTTTCGGCAAGTGAAGCGAGCTTCTCTTTCTGAGTAGCAGCAAGCCCCTCAGAAATTTCATCAAAAATTCCATCTGCAACCGACTCTGCGAGACGCTTGTTTAAATGGATATTCTTCTCTATTTGCTCATTGAGTTTTGCTTCCATTTCATCAAGTTTTTCTACCATGCTATTGACAACATCATACTTATCTTCAGGGATTGATACATAATGTGCTTCAAAAAGTTCCTTCATGCCCGAGAGGAAGCTCTCAGTCATTTCGGTCTTAAGTCCTTGCTCAACTGCAAGGGCATTTTCTTGAATCCATTCTTGAGCAACATACTCAAGATATGAATCCATTCTTTCTGTAAGTTCTAATTTAATTTCTGCTACTTCTTCAGCAAGTGTTGCTGCATATGCAGTTTCGAGATCCTCTTGGATTTTAGAAACCTTCGAGTTAATAGCAGCCTCAAAGATTGTTGCTGCTTTCTCTTTGAATTCTTCGGAGAGTTCTTCTTCACCGAATAGAGCATTTACATCTTCTTCGATATCATACTCGGCAACAACTTCTTCTTCGGAAGTTTCTTCTTCGGACACTACTTCTTCCTCTTCAGAAGTTTCTTGTTCTGCAACAACTTCTTCTTCGGAAGTTTCTTCTTCGGACACTACTTCTTCCTCTTCTTCAACTTCCTCTTTTGCCATTGCAGGCTTGGCACCCTTGTTTACAACATCTTTAACTGTTGCAAGTGAAGGTTCCTTAAGTTTTGCCGAATCGTCATCGGGCTTGTAGTTTTCTGGAGTTGGACCGCCAAGATCCTCTACAGAACCAGCAACCGATGTATCCATTGCATCGCCAGCTTTAGCACCGGCATTTACAGCGGTTTTGGATTGCTGTGTCTTTACCTCCATCTCTTGTAAATTGTTGTCACTAGACATTTGAACTCTCCGTTTACCTGATTTTTTTAAATCTATATTTATTTATAATTAAATTATTTTATGTATAGTCAAAGACTATTTAGGAAATTGTTAAACAAATCCAATTTATGTTCCTCAAGTATTCTCTGGTCTACAAGTGTATTAATTCTCTTGTAAGTTTTTTCTGCGAGTTGTTCACGAAGAATTCCACCTTCCCAAACCCACTCTTTTCCTTCCATAATTCCCGAAACAAATGCATCGGGTGCAGAAGG